CTCGGTATTAACTCAAAGAAAAGAGGATCAAGAAGTGCTTGAATTGCTTCCGCCGATTCATTTCCAATAAAAATATGATCTCTTTTTAGAGTTGTAACTGTATCAACATATACTTTTCTTTCCTGTTCAGGATTTAATATATCAGGGTTGCAATTTTTACCGTAAAGATTAGCCACTGAATACTTTCTCTATTATCTTTTCTTTAAACTTTATTTATGTATCGCATTCCGTTGTATACGGATAATTCTCTGTATCTAGATCTAAAATTTCGCGTGGGGTAAGAACAGTTGGATTTAATTTTTGTTCAGTTTGTTTGTCTAAAGTAGGTACTGGCGGATCCAAGCTGTAAGGAATTGGTTTTTCTACAAAATGTCCCTGGGATCCAATCTCTACCACCTCATAATTAGAAAGGTTATTTTTTCTTTGATACTCTAGGCATTTGTTTCTTCCGGTTTGCAAGCAATAAAGTCTTAGGAAGTAATTTTCCCAAGGACTGTTTAAAAAGTTTTTATGCTTTTCGTAAATTGCATCAGTAGCAGGCATATCTGTATGTGCTAAAAATACACAAATTGTGTCTTTACATACACCTTTGACTAAAACGCAATCCCCTCTTTCATAGAAGTTTCCTTTTCTAACTCTTGCTTCTAGCCATCTATCAGAGTTCTTATCACTAGCACATTCATACTCCGACTCTCTTTCTTTTAGCCTTTCAATAAACTCTGCGGTTGAAACTCCAGTAGTATTACAGGTATTAATTGTTTGTTCAAAAAAGTTATCTTCCCACTTACCGGAATAGTTCTTCCATTTTTTCCAGAAAAATTCTAAATTATAGTAGTTGCACCTTTCCTCTAGCTCTTCTAGAGTAGGTAAGCCAAATGGCTCTGATAACTCAATACAACAAATCATATCCCACTTAGTTCTATCAAGCGGGCCAGCAATTGCTATGATATCTTGGTTAGCCTCATATAGGCAAACTTTATACCCATCGTCTTCAATATAAAGAACTCTATCTCCTTCAAAATAAGCGTATAAAGCAGCGTATTTAGCTACTTTCCACTTATCGTCTGTGAGCGAATAATTTAAATTAGATCTAACAGATGCATCAATGTCCCAAGGAAAAATTATATTGCCCCAAGAGCGATACAATCCCCTCTGCGGATCGTACAACGCATACTTGTCGAATAGCTCTTCAACAGTCATACCGCAAGTATTCACTTCGCGCGAGCAAGACTTATCTTTAAGATTCACTTTGCGCGAGCAAGACTTATCTTCCTCAAGTATATTTTCTAAGGAGGCTTTTTGTTCGTTCGTTAGTTCAGAAAAACAGCCTTTAAAAAATAAATTGGAGGTTGACATACCTCAACCCTCCTATAATATATCAGTTATAAGTGAATGTGTCCATTACAAATGTAAGCTCTAGTGTAGAGACATTTGTAGAAGATCTGTCGGCCTGACCAAAGTTAAGCGAAGTGATCTGGGCGTCGGGAACAGTAATAGTTCTATTTCCTAGAGGAGAAGGATCTTCACCACAACTAACAGGAGTAACAGTTAGAGTAATGAAAGAGCAATCATAGGTCTTCCAGAAGTCGACGATATCAGCGTGCTTCTCAGGGTCAAAAGGTACTGTTAGGGTAACTTCTGCAAGAGTACGAGGACCCTTAAGCTGGAAGATACGGCCTCTTACGCCATCCGCATACTGAGTAGTGGCAGATGTGTCTCTAATTCCAGAGAAAGTTGTGAAATAGTGCTGGAAAGGAGAAGCCTGAATCCAGTACTGGGCTTGGGTAATTGGCTTATAAGATAGCATAGCAATTAGAATATATGCAATATTTCTAATAACTATTTAAACTAGGTGAACTATTGAAAATAAGGATCGAACCAGCGCCAATATCCTTTAGATTCTGGGTCTAAAGTAACCGCCTCTCTATGCACAACATATCTATTTAATCTAAATACATTGTTATATAGATTTACAAGCGAGATAGAATCTTCTTCTGTAAAACCTTCTTGTTCCAGAGATGCTTTCAGTCTCTGAAGCTCATTCATATACAAACTCTTAGATTCTAGAGACTCTGGAGGCTGCCGACGTACATTTCTGATTTCCTCAAATAGTCTGTCGACTACGTAAATAATCTCACCAGGAGAAGTATACTCGTCAATATCGAGCTTAGAGATCGTCATCTCATTTCCTGTAGCATCTGAAACGATTCTTTGGAAACCTACGTCATCAATGCTACCTTTAAAGTTAGAAGAGATGGTCTCAGAAATTCGCTCCTTTAAAGACCCTTCATCAAAGTCAAATAGCTTCATAAGGTCAGTGCCAAAGTCCATGTCCTCGGCCATAGGAGCTTCTTCTTCGCCTTCTCCCTCTGCAGGAGGCATTAACCCTCCTCCCGTCATTCCGCCTTCAGGCATTTCCTGCTTGACCAGCGAAGGAATGTTAAGATGGTCTCTGAGCCAATCAATATCGTCTATTGCATATCCAAGTGCTCCTAGCTGAGAAAGAACTTGAACAATACGTACAGGATCTTCACGTTGCTTGAGATCTTCAAAGTTACGTACAAGTCGCGGGGGATTCTTGCCAGGGTAGTTAAGTTCTACGATCCATCGGACCAATGTAGAGTTGATTGTTTCATCGAGCTCTTCAGAAAAGGCCTTTGCCTTACGCATACGCACAGAGTCGGCGATTTGATCGCGAGCAAATGAGCCAACATTTCCTGTTTCCTGGCCAACAGTTGTCTCTCCGTTAATTACAAAACTAATTTGCTGATCTATATAGCTAATAAGTTGATTGTAAAGCTCTGGACGACCATTACTCTCCAACCACTGAATATCCATCTCGTCTGGTAGAACAACAGCTGTTTCTTGACCAAGACGTTGTAGGGCGGTAAATAAGGCCTGAACTTCTTCCTCTGGAGTTCCTAAGCTAAATTTACCAACGGCGGTAGGAGTAGTATGCTTATCGGCGTACTGCAACCAGAAATTAAGAAGGGTTCTTCTAAACTCTACTAGAGGATATAACTGGCGTCCCAGCCCAGAGCCATGGACATCATTGAAATTACTATAAGCCCAATGTCTGTGTAAAACAAGAGCTCTTAAAGGAATTCCCATTCCATCTACAGGAGAGAATTTTGTAATAAGCCTTGGGCTTACTGTACCGTCCTCGTTTAACTTGAACAAGAACCTTCTGGGGTCTCTTATTTTTAGCTCGGAGGGCACTATATATTTGCCTTGTCTCATCCAGCAAATTTCACTAACAGACATGCCAAGCACAATCGACTCGCACATTCCTCTGACAAAAGTATCAAATCCTGCGTTACTTGCAACTAAGGACTCTTTACCATAAGACTGTCTGGTGTTTGTACCAATTCTATTGATAACTTGTCTTACAAACTCGGCAACCTCCTCATCCTCGTCGGAATTAGAGGCGGGATAGACTTCCCACGGTCTCTGTACAATTTCACCAATAAGTTTTTCCCAAGCGGCGAGAATCTGGCTATCGTTAAATAGCCTCATGTATTTCTCAATGGCTCTAGGGCCACCACCACCTTCCTCTAAGAGGATGTCGTCTCTTCTTGGTAGGATTACTCCGCTGTGAAGATAAGGTGCTCCGTTATAAGAGTACGGATCAGACTTATACCCTGCTAAGTTTCCTTGAGACACGCCTAGGGAAAAATACCGGTCGAAAAACCCAGATTTGATGTGTCTTTGGGGATTTTCAGAACTCATTGGTACTTTCACACATTATTCTTCGCTATCTTTAAACTCAGTAGGCTCAACTACCTTAGTTAAGTCTACCATAACCGTTTCTAGGTTCATTAGTTTTTCTACGAGTTCTTCTCGGGTTAATTCGCCATTGTCCCATTGAGCAATAAGCTCTTCGGCGCCTTCGACTTTTATATTATAGCCTGTTGTTAGGACGTTAACTCCTTCTTCCATAGTTCTTGTTCCTTGTGAATAGATTGATAAAGAGATTTATAAGTTTTTCTCCAAGCCTCATCGTACTTACGAACGTACTTGAAGTAGCTTTTTTCCCATGACTCCTGAGTGTGAATATCTTTATACTCCTCAGGGACAGTCTTAGAGAAAAGCTTTAATTCAATAGAAATAATTGCGCTGATAAAGTCTCCTCGTTTAGAAACAATTTGTTTCTTAAGTAAATCAAGAGGAATGTGCGGGTGTTTTTCTTTAATTATTGCAAACAAAGGAGAGTTAAATAGGTCAGCATTTTTCTCTTCTTTTTCTTTTTTAAGAGTTTCTTGATAGGCATTATCAAGAGTTTGTGCCATAAATGTTGAGTTGAATTCAACGTCTAATCCTTCATTGATCTCTCTCCAAAACTTTTTAAATGAGTCGTATCCTCTAACAATAGTTAAGTGTGAATAAGACTGAAGTTTTTGTTTGATTTCTCTTTTAGCCGCATCAACGTAATGCATGTCTTTACCATCCGGCCAAAACATATATCTCTGAGCAAGAGAATTAGCCCATAAAAACGTTGTAAGAAGTTTTTTAGTTCTAGCATCGCCTAAGTCTTTCTTGGGAAGATCATCAATGTCTTTAATTGCTTTCTTCCACTCGTAAAAAACATCTGTTGCTTTATTTTCTGAAGCCTGCCATACAGGAGTTTTTGAAAGTTTACCAACATGAGTTTCATCAAGTTCTCCATAGCCGGTTAGCTCGTTAATGAGCACATCGTCTTCTGAAAGATTTTGAGAGGTAATTATTTTTGGCTTAGAGGAGCTTTTGATATGGGCATTAAACTCAGTAACCCACTTCTCATGAGAAAGTTGTTGCTCAATTTTCCAACGGTCATGAGCCAGGACTTTATCCAGCGCTGCCTCAGGCAGGTTGCATAGCGCCAGAATCTCCTGTATTTGCATCTTGATTTAGTTTGCGAAGTTTTACGTCTATATAGCTCATTATATCACGATAGTTCCAGCA